GCAGAAGTACACGTTGCAAGGGAAGAAATACCAGTAGCCGCAAATTCCCCAGTCTATGTTGGCGTGGACTTTGGCTTGACCCCTGCGGCAGTGCTTGGGCAAAAGGTTCGAGGGCGATGGTTTATTCAATCCGAAATTGTGGCGGTAGACATGGGCATCGTGCGTTTTGCCGAAGTTCTCAGAAATGAACTAGCTACAAGGTTTGCAGCAGCATCGGAAGTAATAATCTATGGCGACCCCGCAGGTGATTTCCGCGCACAGACTGATGAGTCTACTCCTTTTCACATCTTGCGCGGAGCAGGTTTGAGGGCGTTCCCTGCGCCTTCCAACTCCGTTGACCTTCGGCTTGAGTCGGTCTCCTCCCAACTGACTAAAATGGTCGAAGGTAAACCTGCTTTATTAATTGATCGTAGATGCCCACAGCTAATCAAAGGCTTTGAGGGTGGCTATGCTTATAAGCGTATGGAGGTTTCTGGCGAAAGGTATGCAGACAAGCCAGACAAGAATATGTTTAGCCACGTTCACGATGCTGCACAGTATCTTTTCTTAGGCGCAGGTGAGGGCCGAGCGCTTATGAATACACAAAAACCTGCAAAGGTATCTGTTGCAAGGCGCAGCTTCGATGTCTTTTCTAAGCAGTCACGCCCCAAAAAGCAGGGGTTTTGGGCAAGAATGTAGTTTGTGCATTGTGATTTATTTGTTTCTGTGCTTACGAATGTAAAAAATAAAGGAGCTTGTTATGTGTTTCGGGCCTTCAAAAGAAGAAAAGAAAGCTGCTGCTGAACAAAGAGTCGAAGCAGATGCAGCAGAACAAAAAGTAAAAGAAAGCGCAGCCAAACAAAAACGTGAAGACATTCAGGAAGCTATTGAGTCAAGCACTGAGCGTCGAGGTGGTATGCGCGGCGGCGCAGGTCGCAGATCACTTATGAGAGCAGGTGGCGCAGGATTTTTAGGTAGGTTTGGCTAATGGCTGACGATCCAATTGCAAAGCAGTACATCGAAAAGTACAACAAGGCTAAAGCTTTTCGTGAAAACTGGGTTCCTCTTTTTGAAGAGTGCTATGAGTATGCTCTCCCTCAACGAGAGTCATTTTATTACGAAGAAGCAGGTCAGCGCAGAGATGACAAAATCTTTGATGAGACTGCTGTAGTTGGAGTTCAAGAATTTGCTAGCCGTTTGCAATCTGGCATAGTACCTAATTTTGCACGATGGGCTGACTTAATGGCAGGTAGCGAAGTGCCGCCAGATCAAAGAGAGGCCATTGATAACGAGCTAGATGAAGTCACCGAATATGTTTTTGAGGTTTTACAGAACTCAAACTTTAGCCAAGAGGTGCATGAATCCTTCATGGACTTGGCTGTCGGGACTGGTGTGTTGTGCGTAGAAGAGGGCGATGCAGTAAATCCAGTAAACTTCTCAGCAATACCGCTTCCTCATGTAGTGCTAGACACTGGCCCCGACGATAGAATTGACCACGTTTATCGTGAGCGTAAAAACGTTAAGTTTGACCATCTGTCAATTATGTACCCTAAAGGAAAGTTTAGTCCGAAGGTGCAAGCAATGATGGGGGCTAATCGGGAAACAACCGTTCTTGAGGTTGTTTGCAGAGATTACTCCAAGAAGAACGAAGATGCTTTTCTCCATTATGCAATCTGTATGACAACAAATACCTGCCTACATACGAATGAAATGAAGGGCCTTGGCTCTAATCCATTCATTTGTTTCCGTTGGTCTAAGTGTGCAGGTGAAATTTATGGGCGAGGCCCACTGCTTAATGCCCTGTCTTCGATTAAGACAACCAATCTTACGATTCAGTTAATTCTTGAAAACGCACAAATGTCTATTTCTGGTATATATCAAATGGAAGATGATGGCGTAATCAACCCTGACACGATAAATTTAGTCCCCGGCACAATCATACCGAAAGCTATGGGGTCAACTGGCCTTCAGCCTATTCAAGCAGCAGGTAGATTTGATGTTGCGCAGCTTGTTCTTAGCGATATGCGCCATAATATTAAGACTGCTTTGTATAATGATATGCTCGGAAGACCTGATACTACACCTGCAACAGCAACAGAGGTTGCAGAGCGTATGGCAGATTTGTCTCGCAGGATGGGCGCAGCTTTTGGCAGATTGCAAGCAGAGCTAGTTCAGCCAGTATTGCAGCGTGTAATATACATTCTTAAGAAGCAAGGCCGAATTGAGGTGCCAACAGTTAATGGCAGAGAGGTTAAAGTTCGCTCTGTATCCCCATTGGCTCAAGCGCAAGCGAATCAAGACATTTCTAGTGTAGCAAGATTCCTAGAACTCGTTGGTGGGACGTTTGGCCCTGAGATGTTGCAGCTTCTAATTGACGGTGAACAAACAGCAATTCACCTATCTAAGAAGTTTGGTGTGCCAGAGAGCTTGATTCGTGATGAAGAACAGCGTAAACAAATAGCTGCATTAGCGCAGCAAATGGCGCAACAACAACAACAGGGACAGATGGTTGCCGAACAAGGTTAATATTGGGATTGACGGAATACAAAGGGCTTCTGATAAAGATATAGAAGCTAGTCATAATATCGCCCAAGTATTTAGCTCCCCTACAGGGCAAGAGGTTTTGCGTTACCTGCGATCTATTACCATAGAAATGGTAAATGGGCCTAATGTGACCACAGAAGAGTTGCGACATATAGAAGGGCAGCGATATATCGTTGGCCTCATTGAGCAGCGCATCTCACATTCGCATAGGAGTAAGAACAAATGAATGAGACAGTAGCCGAAGCAACAGCCGAAGTAGCTACAGAAGCGCCTACAGAAGAGCGTGATTTTGTTGTCGCAGAAGACAGTCAACCACAGCGACCTGAGTGGTTGCCAGAAAAATACAGCACAGGCGAAGATTTGGCTAAAGCCTATAAGGAGCTAGAGTCAAAACTCGGTACAAAGGAAGAGGATATTCGCTCTAAAATAATTGAGGAAATTCAAACCGAAGCCTTTAGCGAAAGGCCAGAGTCAGCAGGTGATTATCAATTGCCAGACAGTATTGACCAAGAATCTTCTGTAGATAATGAATTGCTGCAATGGTGGGCTGAACATTCTTTTGAAAATGGGTTTTCTCAAGAAGAATTTAATAAGGGCATCGAAATGTATGCTCAAGCTGTAGGTAACTCACAACCAGACCTTGATAGCGAAGCCGCAAAGCTAGGTGAAAACGCAAATGACCGCATACAAGCAGCGTCTATGTTTGCTGATAAGTTTTTTCCTGCCGAAGCAATTCCTGCTATAGAGCGCATGTGCGAAAGCCACGAAGGTATACTCGCGCTTGAAACAATAATGGAAGCAATGAAGGATGGGTCGTTTGCAGCAGAAACGCAACCAACAGCAGGTCAAAGCGAGGCTGATTTAAGGGAGATGATGAATGACCCAAGGTACTGGAAAGACCGCGATCCTCAGTTCATCAAGCAGGTTACTGAAGGGTTCCAAGGACTTTACAGAAGTTAAGATTCTAAAAAGGGGGCGTTATTACATGACCCCCTTTACCTTACGTCAACTTGATGAAGTTGTTAATAATCTCAGCAACGAAAATAAACATGAGCTTGCTCTGCTTGGACACACAGACTTAGAGCAAGCTATCATTGAGATGTATGAAACATCCGAGTGCTATCTTGTTAGAGCAGAGGGTGAAAGTTTTATAGCTGTTGGTGGTTTGTTTTATTCTGACGATCAACAGTATCCGCAAATGTTTTGTATGTTCTCAGATAAAATCAAACAAAACTTTACTCTGCTTGCGCGTGGATCAAAGATGCTTGTTAATTTCTTTGACCAGACACAAGAAGGGATGACTATGACAATACTTGCTGAATATGAGTCAATGTTGCAATGGGCGGCATGGCTAGGTTTTGAGCCAGTGGGTATTACTGAGTCTGGTAAAAACAAGTATGTTGAATTTGTGCGTTGCAATCCAAGTAAAAAGAATGTTTACGATAGCCCATTACGGCCCATAATGCACTGAAAGGCCCGAAAGGATACCCTTATTGAAGTGCGAGAGTGGACACCCGTTGTAAACCGTAACTTCAATTAGGACTGTAAAAATGGCTAATACAATCGACCAAGCCTTTATCAAGCAGTTTGAAACCGAAGTTCACATGGCGTATCAGCGTATGGGTTCTAAACTACGGAACACTGTTCGCTCTACAAATGTGACT